CAGTGGTGGCTCGTCTTACATCACCAACACTAAAAGATGTACTGGCTGCCCATGCTGCTACTGCTGACATTAGGGTTCAAATACCTCCCTAAATGTTGCACTAATTGTTGCTCTATTTAAGTAAGGGATACTTTTTCTCCAACTAGGGCACACATAATCGCTTGAAGAAGTCTCTCCTGGGGGTGTCCAAGTAAAACTTGCAGAATCATTTGCTCTTGCATCTAAAAAAGTTTCAATTGTATCTGCATCTGCTTCAGAGACCTTAAAGGTAACTCTGTATTCTTTTGGATTTTGATGTTGAGCTAAACCAAATAAAATCCTCTGTTCATAACCGTCTGCAAATTGAATAGTCCTTGTTTTAGGGCTACTTGACTTTTGTACTCCGTAGGTCGGAGTTACATTTGGAAAATTTGCCATTAAGTTAATAAACCTCCAGGTCTTTTCTCTTTAATTAACTCAGCTTGTATCGCTGCTGCCAGCATACCTCCTAACTCCTGTGCTGCATCAGCATCTCCTTCTACTGACGAACCAGAAGCATCTACGTTGACTACAATATTTGCTCCTCCTCCCATTTCATTGTTTGGAACGATGTTTCCATGTGAATTAGGTACAAATAATTCTGGTCCTTTTTCCCCTACGATATAGGGAGAACCACCTTTCACTGGACCTCCTGAAGCTTTAAATATAGATCCTAAAAGTCCACCACCACCTCTCGTAAAAGTACCAGACATGTTTCCATATATAGCCATATTTAAGAAAGCATCTATCATTTTATCTAAAACATTATTAAGTACATCATTCAAGGTAGAAGTTCCCTTAATTAAACCTTTTATACCCTCACCCATATCTGTAATTATTGTTTCAGCCATTTTCTTATAAGATTCCTCTATATCTTTTACTATCTCAGCTTGTTTTGTTAACTCGTTAGTTTTAACAATCTGACCCTCTATCTCTTTTCTATTTATTTCCATTATTGCAAATCCCGCTTCTAATCTTTTTTGTACCTCTGCATTAACATCTTGAGCTAACTTTACTTCCTCGTAGTTTCCATCAACTCTTGCTTGTAATAATTCATTCTTTTGTCTTGTTTTTAAAGTTAAATCTGACTCTATCATTCTTAAATTGTTTGATCGTTCAATTCCTTTACCTAATAAAGCTAACTCCTTTTCTCTTTCTTCTATTCGTTTTTGAAGACTTGTCTGACTTCTCTCTCTAGATTTAGCTCCAGATCTTCCCCCTCCGCCTCTAGATTGTGATGCTGCTAACTGGCTTCTTAAACCAGTCATTATTGAATCTGTATCTGCTCCTCCTATTGAAGCGAGTCTATCTTGTTCTCTAGCTCTTGCTGGACCAGAAAAGGGAGTAGCTAAAGCTTCAAATAAAGGAGCTAGAGCAGCTTGCATCCTAGTCATCAACAACGTAAACTCATTACCCAGTAATCTGCTTGTCTCCCCAAATCGTTTAAGGTTTTCTACTCCTTCTTCTCCTATAGCCTTATTCATTTCATGTGTAACCGCACTTAAAGCTGCTTGAACTCCCTGTTGTTTTTGGATTAATTTTAGTCTTCGCTCTTCTTCTGTACCTGCAATACCTAAAGCCCCTGTTAAAGCGTCTATATCTGGTGTTATTGAATTAAACGCTTTTCCTAAGTTGGCTATTGAACCAGCTAATTGGCTTATACCCGTAGCAATAGTTGTACCTGCTAAACCACCTGCAAAACCACCCATCTGACCACCAAGCCCTCCTCCAAGTCCACCACCTATCGCACCACCTAATGCTGAGACTGGTCCCTGTCCAAATAACAATGGAAAAGCACCACTTATGGTTGCACTGGTTAAAGCGGCTCCTTTGTTGAAACCACTAAACATACCCTTGGCAGCTCCAGGTAACTGAGGACCATAATTACTTGCAGTAACTTTTCTGCCGTCAGGACCACGCATTGTGCTCCCCCTTAAGAACCTATCTCTCTGTGCATCAGATATTTTTTTCTCTGTTTCTACTTCTTTTATCTTTAGTTTTACTATGTCATCCCCTAGTGATTTGGAATGTTTTAAATCCATCCTCCTCTGTTTAGCTGCCTTAGCACTCTTTTTATCCATACCCGCAAGGCTGTCCTGTAAAGCTTTTTCTTGCTTTGCTCTACGGTCCAGCTCAACTCTTATGTTTGTTGCTGCTTCAGATCTTTGGCCGTTTAATACATCTTGTCCTTTTAGAATCTTTTTTTCTAAAGCAAGCTTGTTATTAGCTTGTTTTATTTCTAAGTCTGTCTGAAGCTTTGTATGCTTAATCTGTTGGATATTATCAGCATTTACCTGCTTACCTAATTCAACTAAATCTGTCCCTACCGCTACATTCTTTTTAGATAGCTTTATCTGTCTTCCTCTAGTTGCCTCAATAGAATTCTGTAATGTTAATTCCTTATTAGCAGAAGCCGCCGCCTTCTCTTCTGCTGACTGTACTTTTTGAGCTGTTCCTGCTCTTGTTTTACCTACTGCGTCTACTTTTACACCTAAGTCCTTTAACTGTGCATCTAATTTAGAAGTATCTAGCTCAATATTTACTTTGTAATTAGCTGCCACGACTATTTACGCTAAATATTTCTATCTTAGCGTACCTTCCTTAACTGAGCTTGCTTTCTAGCGTTTTCATAAGCCTCTTCCTCTCTATCAGATTTAAAGGATAGGTATGCGCTCCAGTTATAGAGTTCTTCTGTGCTCATTCGTTGTCTTAATTCAGACAAGGTGTACCCTAGCTTTTCAGCGACGACAAACTGAAGAAAGAGGTAGCTATTCTCCTTCAGATGCGCTTTTTACGGCATCTGGGTCAACCTCCTCCCCCAACTCCTGCATCTTGCCCATAATGTCTAGCAATACTGCTAATGGTATTTCTCTTCGTAAGGAAGGGAGGTCAGAGTCACTAAATAAGCGGTCTCCATTTTCATCAAGACCTTTCTTAACAATAACTTGAAGAGCAAAGTCTAAGTTTCCCTCCTCTTGGCCCTTGTTCATTGCTTTTAGTGTATTGTTTATAGCGTCTCTATCAGCAATAGTTATTGGTGTCCAATAGATCTTTAGTATAAGATCGGAACCTTTAAAAATGGAGTAACTACTCCGTTCTTCAGTACTAAAAGCTTTTTTCAGCTTGTCTATAGCACGAACTTTTGACATAATAATTTGATTTATTTATGTAGTATAAGTCTATACTACTTTATTTGTAGAATTGCGTAGATTTTGTCGTAGCTACAGTAAAGCCTGACTTAGTAAACCCTTTGTCAAAATCTTTTTGCATAAAAGTAGGGTGCTTTAAATAGATATTAAACCAATTGTATTTAGCGGAAAAAGGCATTTCTACCGTTGAAGCGTGAGGCATCTTGCCATGTAAGTGTCCTTTATAGGTTACTGGTCTACCCGCCTCATCTCGCATTGTTGCTCCAGGTCTATTAATAACAAAACCAGCGTAAGAAATAGCATTACCTATAAATATGGGAGTACCTAAAGGTTTAGGAGAAAATGACTTGTACTTAGGTACACGTTCTTCTCTTTTAGGTATCATGCCACTACCTAATCCTTGGCCTACCCTGCCCTTTGTAGGTTCTACTTGAGATGTTGATATTTCCCAGTTTTCGCCAAAGCTTCCTGTCCACCACGGTCCAACATGCTGGAGCGTAAAGGCAACTTCAGAAGCAGATGTAGACACTGCTTTCTCTACAAGAATCTTTAAATCTGCTGGTAAGTTTTTTATATCTCTGGCTTTAACCATTTGCTGTGAACTCGCATGTAATTAGCCCTATGTAGTGCGTTTCTCTGTCATCTCTTCTGACTGATGTTGGTCCTGCTATTTGAGTTACCTTTGGGTTGACACTGTGTTTGTCTACATAAGTTGATTTGTTTACATTCGTAAGACCTGTTATTAGAGACTCTGAAATAGCAGATGTCCTTGAAGAGCCTTGGTCGAAAGGTACATAAACTCCGCATGTTATGGATGCTCTGTAGAAGGTAATTGCATCACCTTGAGGTTGCATTGTTGCTTGCTCAAAGTCGATACTCACCATCAAAAATTCTTGATTTGGTGCGGTGTCATTTAAAGGAACATTGTCGTACAAGATGTTTAGTCTTGGATGGTCATTAAGTACTGCGTCTTCTATAGCATCTTCTATAGCAGCTCTAGCTTTTACAAGAGTCATTAGAACATCACCTCAATAACGTAAAGGTAGTTTTGCCCACCTCCATAAGTCACTATATTCTCTATTTTTGTTGCTACAGACTGCCCTTCAAAAGTTATAGAAATCTCATCAGATGTTTTAGGCTGGATGTTTCCAATAATAGATGGATCTATATAAATAGTAGCCTTATTAACTTGTCTACCATCCTGTTTACTGGACTCAATAACTTCTATTGGTGCAGTTATGTCTGTATAGGAAGTAGAAGAAGTTTTGATTGTACCGGTACTTTTGTTATACGTTCCAGGGGTTACTGCTCTGTAGGTTATCTTTGTATCTAGGGCAGAACCTATGTCTGCCACTATACTTTTAGCTGCCGATCTTAATAGTGTGTCGAGTGATCCTGCCATAATTAACCTCTAACAAGTCTCATCTGGAAATTGCCAGCACCACCTAGCATGTAAGCTCCTAAATAACTTTGTAACCAAGGATATACATCCATAATGTTGTTGGTGGACCCTGTTCCTTGACTATCAGTATTGTATTTGATCTTTATACCTCCCATTTCTACTTGTTCATAATTTCCATCTGTACCCTTATTTCCAGTCATCGCATCTGTTTCATTTGCTAATGCCCTTGCTAATTCATATTGTGCATATTTAATACTTTCAGGGATCGCAGTACAAGCAAGTTCAACATTATCTACTTCATAATTATTCCTGGGCCATTTTAATGCTTGTCCGTCATCACAACGATCCCCGTAAAAGTTAAAGCTATCAATCCATCTCGTAGCAGATATTAATGCTCGATTTTTTTGGTCATCAGTCTTATTATCCCAAGTTGTTGAATCTGGGACGGTTTCAAAGTAAGTGTTTGCTTCAGCTAAAGTCACATAGCTATTAGCTGTTGCAGACTTCAACGTGGCAGTTATTGTTGCAGCCACAATCCTTAAAATACATTTCCTCTATATTGTAGCGTCATAAAAAACCCCCACCAAATAAATGATGAGGGTTTATTCCATTCCCTAGTGATTTAATTATAAATCAAAGAGTTGAAGTGTCTAGAGGAGTGTTAACTGTTAACTGAACCATAGGGATTAGGTCTGCATCATAAGTTGCAGTCCAGTTGTCCTTATTACCAAGAACACTATTGGTTGGGTTGTCAGCAGCGTTGCCCCACTTAGTACCCATTACGTGATAACAAGTGTGGTAATCAACTGATAGAACATCCTGCTTAGATAAGATGTTGCGATCTGCTTCAATGCGTAGATCCTGCTGAACACCTTCGAGAATTGTTCCAGACTTAACCAAGTAGCAGTAGTACTCTTTGATATGACCAGAAGCACCAGGCTGAACTGCGTTCACCTGAGAATCCATAATCACATTCAAACCAGCAAACTGACCGATGCTTCTAGCATCAACGCCAGCTCCACCGCCACCCCATGTAACAGCTCCACCAGAAGTTAGTGAAGAAGTTGAGAAGGTTAATAGTCCTACCTGATAAAGATAGAAACCAACATTAGGGTGAACAATTAGAGTATCTAATTCATCACCACGTTCTCCAAGAAGAGATCTTGCAACAGCTACATTTGCACCTGTTAAGTAGTTAGCTTCAGCAGCACCAGAACTAGCAGCTTTTGCTAAGTCAGAAGCATTAGCAGCTAGAGCTGTACCAAATAAAGCATGTAACTGATAGAACAATCTTTGGCTATTTAGCTTGTTGATTGCATCTGCAAGTTGGTTGCGGATGTGAAGCATTGGATCTTCACCAGCAGCCAAAACAGCTACATCATCAACCGCATAAGCAAAACCTCTGTGGCAGATTGATGCAATCTGTGTTCCTGTTCCGATCTTCTGTGGTGTTAAGTAACCAGCAGTTGATGTTCCCCAGTTAGCCGCACCAGTCATCACCTCTTCAGTAGGTGAAACAGGGTTGAACTCAGGAACTTGGATGCGTGTACCACCTTCTTTTGAATCAAGAAGAGAGTTACGAACTACAGCACCACTCTTGACGAATAAACTGCGTTCTTTAATTGCCTCACTGACATAGCGAGACAGATTATTTCTTTTTACGATGTCCGCAAGAAGGACACCGCCAGAATAATTTTGAAACGGAGCAGCCATTTCAATTAACGGGGATTATTTAACGAAGTCCAAGTCACAGACTCGGTAGCTAACTCACAGAGTTAACCAGTTTGAGCTTCCTTCTTCAGCACTGCCGCAAGATCTGGCTCGGTAGATTCTAGGGCCATTTGCCTAGTTATGTTAATACTACCTTCTTTCCAGGGATTAAGCATACCTGGCGAGACATTTGATGTAGGAGAAGGTTTAGCACCCATCCCTGCCGCAGAGCTAGGTTTGAAGTGATGTTCCCATCCACTACCAGGATTTTTTAGGTTCCCTATGTAAGTTCCTAAATCCTGTTCAACGCCTCCATTCAATACAACAACGTCACCATTATCGTTCTTTTTAAGCCTATCTTGAAGCAACGATAACATCTGTTCTGCATTTACAGCACCAGAATTACTGATAGCTGAAAGTGCCGAAGTTTTAATGTTTGCAGTCTCATTAGAAGACTTTAAACTCTTTAATTCCTCCCTTAAAGTAACTATTTCTTGGTCTTTTGTTTGGGCTGTTTTGTTGGCTTCTTCCCATAGGTCTTTCCATTGCCCTTGATCTTCGAGCTTTTGTTTCCTTTGATCATCTTGCTTCTTATAGACATCATCTAATTTAGTTTTGATGCCTTTGAACTTTTCGCCTTCTTCAGCGATTTTTGTTTCCAAAGCAGAAATTTTACTTTCGTAATCAGCCTTAACACTGTCAAGGTTTGGTGCTTGTGGAGCTGGAGTCTCAGCCACGGGCTGTTCAGCAGGAGTCACAGACTCAGGCTGGATGACTTGTTCTTCAACCATGTTTATTCAGAAAGTTTAGAATCAGTTTTTGGAGCTTTTGCTTTTGGAGCAGGAGTTTTCGCTTTAGGAGCAGGAGTAACAGGGCAGTTTTCAGCCGCAATTGCAGCTTCTAACTCTTCTGCTGTTACACCGTTGTCCATGTTTATGGAAGGCATAGTAGAAATGAAAAGTTACTACTATTGTAGTGTATTAAACCGTTTCAGTCTCGTTTGCAGTAGGAAGAACTTCACCTTGTACCAAGATATCCCTAAATTCTTCTCTATCTATGACTTTTTGATCAAACAAGGAAGTCAAAGCTGTTATATCTTGTCCAATTAACCTTTCAATATCAAAATCACGACTAATTTTGACTTCAGGTGGTTCAATTCCTAAATAATCAGCCGATAAATTAAATACTTTCTGTAACTTTTGCTCTAATTCCAAAGAAACCATCGAAAGCATTGAATTTGTATCTACACGGTCCAATCGTCTTGCATCTGCTGATTCTGCTACGAATTTCTGTTGAGATAACGTACTAATTCCTAAAGTTGCCATCTGAAGCTGTAATTCTTGTATTTCATTGGTCTGTGCTTCAAATGCGCTACTTGCTGGCTCGACATAATACACCTTATTTCCAGGTTGAGTCGCCATTGCATAGTTAACACTAATACTCATATCCTTCGTCTGATCATCCCAACCCTCTAACACCAACATTGGCTGAGAAGCTACATGCAAACTATGAATTAAGTCAGCTTGACGCTGGAAATGGGCCAAATTTAAATAAGCAATATCTAATAACGGTGGCTTACTTGTCAAAGTATCTGTCTTACCTGAATAAACACTAACTAAAGGCACTTCACCTAAAGAAAACTCCCCAGAATCCACTAATTCATAATCTTTTTCATTCTCTGGGCCGTCAAAATTACTTGCATACGTGTTGTCTTGAAGGTTAATTAAATCTTTTTTAGGTGAAACTTTCCTATAAACACGATAAGTCCCTGGTTCTATTACCCGAACTTGATCAAATACCTGCTCACCAAATTCTCCTGAAGGTACAACAGCCTTTTCAGCAATTCTTACCTGAATAATACTGCCATAATTGACTTCTCGATCTAATCTCCAACCATAAATGTTAGTTGGGTCGATTTCTATCCAATATGGCCTTCTATTTTGCGCTCTTTCTTCTGCCAGAGTTAGTGCCCCTGTCGGTGCAGGGTAGTCCACTAAAATATGACTCTGACCATAGGTCAAAGAACAAATAAGTACTCTTCTTGCGTATTCATCTAAGTCCGATCCACAACCATCAACATCTTTAGCAAATACATCAGTCCAATATGAGTCACCTATTAAAGTAATAGGTTTTCTCATTATTAGACCTGTTGCTGCTCTAATTAATCGCTGCGTATATGGTGAAAATACTGCTCGATTTACTCTAGATAAATAAGCTGTGTAATCCTCCCGTGGCTCAAGAGGAAGAAAAGCTTCTGAATTATCTCTTAAATATTCAGTTCCATT